TGAGAGCTGGAGTATAATCCAACATGCCTGAAGCAGCCAAAGCAGAAGCTACGTCTGAAGAACAGATAATAAAGTTACCTTTTCCTCTACGTGTTTCTTTTGCAATTACGTTTGCTTCACGTTCGATTTGAACGATCAGGCCTTTGAATTTCTCAACAGACCAACGGCCATCTGCATCAGATGCCATGTTAAAGATACCGTTAACAGCTGTGGAAGCTTGAAGGGCACCAGTTTTGGCTTGTGAGTTGATTGTACGAATTACTTCGCGGTTGATTTCAGCCAAGATTTCAGTTGAAAGAATGTTGGCCAACTCTGTTTCAGCGTCAAGACCGTGAATCGCTTTCAAGTCTTGTGCTAGTTCCAGAGTATATTCTGCTTTGAGTGCACGTGATTTCGCTGTCACAGTTGCTTTCTCAATGGTGAAACCCATTTGTTCGAAAGCATTGTTAGCAGCATCGCCAAGAGCTTCAGCAGAGTCTGTAGTCATACCAATGTTGGCAAGGTTGGTCAAACGATCAGAATCAATCGTAAGAGCAGCAGCACCGCCACCAGTATTTGTTACGTCAAGGCCTGAACCGTCTGCACCAGCAGCCGCAGCAGTTTTTGTACCTGCATGACGCATGTTGGCTTCACCGAACAGAGCTTCAGCTTGGTTAGTTGCACCACCGTCGTAACGTGATTTCATCGCAAAGATGAGACCAGTTGGACCGGACATAGGCTGAACGCCAGCAACGTCATATGCCATAAGATTTGGCATGGAACGACGTACCAATGAGATCAATACTGGATCCCATGTTCCGATTGAACCAGTGTTAGCACCGGCTGGAGCAGCTTCTGTGATAAAGCCTTGGTTTTGAGCACGCTCTTCACGTAGAGCTGTCTCTTGGTTTTCTAGGATAGCAGCTGTAACTGATTTCCTGTGAGCATCTTTAATAGTACCGGCAGATTCTTCATTAAGTACTGGTGCCCACTTTTCGACTAGTTTGTCATAAGATTGCATTTGTTTGGACTCCCAAATTTATTGTTGCGCCGACTTGCGGATCGCAGTGAGGTATTGTGCCATTGTTCCAGTTGCTTCGACGAGGTTACCATCGTCATCTTCAACTGAGTCGTCAATTACTGACTCAACGGATTCTTTCTTGAAATATGATTCTTTGACTGTTTTTACTTTTTCTGCAAAAGTATCTTCATCTTCAAAGGTAATATCTCCGACCAACTTAGCAAGTTTTTCAACTTGTGTTTCTGCTAGGTCTTTAGATGCTTCACGAATTACTTCGCTACGCTTCATGTTCTCTAGTTCTTCAGAAACTTCGATGGCTTTTGCCATAGAAGTATTCAGAGCTTCTTCAAGATCTTCAACTTCTGCGGCTAATTCGTCAACTAGGTCGACTTTAGATTCTGGAACTTCAATGTAAGATTCTGTAAACAGATCTTTCAATGAGGTCATAAACTTCTCAGCAATCTCGGTACGCAGACCTGATTGTACAGCAAGTTTATTTTCTTCCATCCAATTCTCAACAACATAGTTGAGGTAGCTGTCAACTTTCTCGACCATATCTGCTTTAGTAGCTGATACTTCTTCTTCGAGTTCAGTTGCGTAGTTTTCCTCTAAACGGTCGATTTCTTCGGCCAATTTAGATTTAATAGCTGCTTCAAAAATTACGGCTGTTTTAGCTTTAAACTCTTCGGAAAGAGTAGCTTCAGACTCGATTAATGCGTCTAGATCTGAAGAAAAATCAGCTTGATACTCAACGATTGGTTGATCATCAGCTTCTACTTCTTCTAACACAGTTTCTCCCATAACTTTACGGAACATCCCTGCAAGTTCTTCTTTTTTCATTTTACTTGCATGGTTGTACATTGCACTAATCATACCAGCTTTTGTTCCTGGCAACTTTTGCATAGGATCTTTCGGACCGCCTTTGCCACCTGGCTCTTTAGCAGTCTTTCCTTTTCCTTCAGCACCCTTTACAGAAGCAACGGATTGCGCCTCTGCATTTTTAGGATCGTGAGCTTCTTCGATTTCGATCTCGTCCTCGAGCTCAACTTCCTGGTCTACTACTTGATCAGTCATGTTTGACCTCCTAATATGTATTTTGTTTCAGTAACGAGAGGAAATTTTTA